GAATGGGTGCTGCCCATCATCGAGCGCGTGGCCTGGATCATGGCGCAGCGGGGCGAAATCCCCGAGGTCAAGCTGAAAGGCGGGCGCGTCGTCAGCGTCAAGCCGGTGTCGCCGCTGTCGAAGGCCAAGGATCTTGAGGACATCAACCTGACCGGACAGGTGCTGGGGCTGGCCCAGTCGGTCGGGGCGACCAAGGCTCAGGGCATCCCGATCAACGTCATGGCTACGACCGAGAACCTGATCCGCACGGCGCGCGAGCGCCATATCGTGATGATGACCGATGAGGAGGTCGCGGCCGAAGCCGCCATGGCCGCTGCGGCGAATGGGGGGCTGGGTGTCGGGGCCGCGTAAGTTCACGAGCCTGCGCCAGAAGTCGGCCCCGGCCCGCGTGTCGCCCGAGGAACCGATCGAGGCGAAGATCAAGCGCGCCCTGCTGCTGGGCGACGGCCCTGCCGTGCTGGCGTGGCTGCAGGATGAAGCGTTCGCGCTGACGCCTGCTGGGTGCTCCGAGGCCATGCTTCGTGAGGCCGAGGGCGCCCGACGCCTGGTCGACAAGCTGATGAAGGTCGTTGAGTCCTAGCCCCGCCGCTGTGTGCGTTGAGAGCACGCTCAGCGCGCCGCACGGTCGCGGTCATGACGGATCAAGCCGCCACCCCTGTTGCCGAGACCGCTGTCCCGGTCACGCCGCCGACCAGCATCGTGTCGGCGCCCGAGCCCGCGCCCGCGGCTGAAGCCACCCCTGCCGCGCCCGTTCGCCCCGAGGGTCTGCCTGACGCCTACTGGGACGACGCCGCCGGCATCAAGCCCGAAGCCTACGCCAAGCTGGCTGAGATTGAGGCTGCTGCTGCCGATCGCCCGGCGAGCCCGGTCGACTACAAGCTGGATCTTCCCGAACCGGTGCTGGGGCCGAACGGTCAGCCGGTTCAGTTCGACGCGAACGATCCGCTGGCGCAGGCCGTGCTGCCGGCGCTTCATGAGGCGGGCGTCAGTCAGGCTGGCCTGTCCAAGATTCTCGCCGCCTTCGCTCATGTCGAGGTCGAAGGCGCCAAGGCCCAGGCCCAGTTCATCGCCGCCGAGCAGGCCAAACTGGGCGCGGAGCACGCCAAGCGCACTGGCGCGGTGTTCCAGACTGTTTCGGCCAAGATCGGCGCCGAGAAGGCGCAAGCCCTCATGAACGTGCTCGGCACGGCCGACGCCTTCGTTGCCCTTGAGGCCCTGACTCAGGGCCTGACCGGCCCGGCGATTTCCGCCGCCCCTCCCTCCGATCCCGGCGCGGCCTTCGAGGGCCTGACCGGAGCCGACGCCCTCGCCGCCATCCGCGCCCGCAAGGCCGCCTAGAAGGACCGACTGAACCATGCCCGCCATCAATCTCGTCGAATACTCCAAGACCCTGCAGGCCGGCACTGTCGAGCGCGCGGTCGTCGAGCTGTATGCGCAGTCGTCCGACCTGCTCGCGGCAATTCCGTTCAAGACCACGGGCGGCGCCTACCAGTACAATCTTGAAAGCACCCTGCCGGGCATCGCCTACCGCGGCGTGAACGAAAGCTACACCCCGGACACCTCGATCGAGAACCCGCAGGTTGAGCAGGTCTTCATCGCGGGCGGTGAGGCCGACGTCGACAACTTCCTGCTGGCCCTCGACCCGGCGCGCCGTGCCCGCGAGGAGAGCCGCAAGATCAAGTCGATGGCGCGCGCCGTCACCAATGCTTTCCTGACCGGCGACAACTCGACTAATCCGAAGTCGCCGGACGGTCTGCAGCGCCGCCTCACTGGCCGTACCGTGATCGCCAACTCGAACACTTCGGGCGGCGCGGCGCTGTCGCTGGCCGCGCTGGACGAGGCGATCGCGAACACGGTCGATGCGACCCACATCCTCCTGCCGTTCGCGCTGCGCACCAAGTTCGGCGCGGTCATGCGGAACCCGACTCTGTCCGGCAACCTGAACCTGACCAAGGATGACTTCGGTCGCGAGGTCATGAACTACAACGGTCTGCCGTTCCTGGTCGGTTACGAAACCGGCCCGGACACCGCGCTGCTGCCGTTCACCGAAACCGGCGCCGGCGGCGGCACCGCCCAGTGCTCGTCGATCTACGTCCTCTCGCTGAAGGAGGGCATGGTCTGCGGCATTCAGGTGCAGCCGATGACCGTCCGCGATCTCGGCGAAATGCAGGACGAGCCGAAGCACCGCACCCGCGTCGAGTGGTACAACGGGTTCTGCATCGAGAACCCCTATGCCGCCACTCGCCTCACTTCCATCACCAACGCCGCGATCGTGGCTTAAGGGGAACCAGAGATGGCTGTCGCCTCGCAAATTCGCTCCTACACCTACGACGCCGATCTGGCCCTGAAGGACGCCGGTCTGGTCGCGGCTGACGCCGCGGCCACGGTCGGCGGCAGCGCCCGAAGAATCAACGTCGGCGATGCCGTCTTCAAGGGCGTGGCCGTCATCGACGTTACCGCCATCGAGGTAGCGTCGAACGATGAGTTCTACCGCATCATCGTGCAGGGCTCGACGTCGCCCACGTTCGCGTCTGACATCGAGAATCTGGCCGAAATCACTCTGGCCGCTGCGGCTGTGCGCCCCGGCGGCGCCAAGGTCTCGACCACGGGCCGCTATGAGCTGTTCTTCGTGAACGAGCAGGACGGCATCGTGTACCCGCACATCCGCCTGTTCACCGATGTTGGCGGCACTATCGCCACCGGCATCAACTATAGCGCCTTCATCGGCCGCGATCGCCTGACTCACGCGTAAGGTGATCTCCCATGCAGGTTGATAAGTTTGGCATGACGGTCCTGGTCGATCGCGAGACTGGCCAGGATCACATCTGCACCGCCGTGTCGGCGCGTGAGATTCTTCGCAACGCCAGCCCGGCGAGCGACAAGGACCCGCGCTACGTCGTCAAGCCCGACTGGGACGGCGTGCTGGCCAAGGACGCCAAGGTCGTCAAGGCTGAGGCCCGCAAGGCCGCCGAGGAGGCCGCGAAGGCCGAGGCCGAGCGCAAGGCCGCTGAGGAAGCTGCGGCGCTGCAGGCCAAGGTTGACGCCGAGATCGAGAAGCGCAAGCGAGCCGGCAAGCTCTAACTCCCTAGCTATTCCGTGCCAGACTGGCCCCGCTTCGGCGGGGCCTTTTTCTTGTGCGTCGCCCTCAACGCACAACCGCGCCAACGTCGCGGCATGACCGTTTATGCCAACGAGATCGAAGTGGTGCAGGCTGCGCTGCATCGCATGGGCGAAGAGTCGATCTCGTCGCTCGATGACAACTCGACCGCCGCCAAGGTGGCGCAATCGAACTATGAGGGCATCATCCGGGGCTACCTGACCCGACATGCCTGGACCTTTGCCAAGCGCACGCTTCCCCTGACCTATCAGGGCGTCGTTGATCTCGGGCCTTGGGAGTTCGCCTATGTGATCCCGACCGAGGCCCTGAACGTGCGCTGGGTGCAGCGCGCTGGCGGCGGCAAGTTGCGCTCGGCGGACTACGCCATTGAGGGCGGACGTGTGCTGACACGCGCGGACGGCACCCTGCAGATCGTCGCCACCACGCGCGTCAACGAGAGCGACTGGCCGGCTGATTTCGCCGAGGCGGTCGTCGTACGCCTGCAGGGGCTGTTCATCGAGGCGCTGGCCGACAAGCCGCAGGATGCTCGCCTCAAGATCCGAGACGCTGAAGGGCTGATGCGCGAGTGCATCACGCGCGACAAGCGCCAAGAGCCGGGCGCAGTCGTCGAGTTTGTTCCGCTGGTTGAGGCGTGGCGATCTCGCGGGCGCCGAGCCGCGCGGGCCGAACTGAATGGCTAGGCGCTACATCTTCGCGAACAGCATGTCGTCGGGGGAGGTCGCTCCCGAGTACGTCATGCGCACCGACCTGCAGCTTCGTGGCGAGGCCGCGCAGACGCTGCGCAACTGCCTGCTCATGGCTGGCGGCGGCTTTCGTCGCCGGCCCGGCACTGACTTTCTGGCCAGCCTCACCAGCGACGCCCGCCTTGAGACGATCGGCACGGGCGAGGATGACGCCCTGATCTTGGTGTTCGCGAATCAGCGGTTCGAGGCGCGCAATCTAAACGGCACGCTCGTGCAGGCTATCACTACCAGCGTGCCGTGGACCGCTGCGGATGTGGCCACCATGCAGGTCGCCGTGGAAGATGACCGCGTGGTTGTTGTGTCGTCTGCCTTTGCGCCGCGCATCCTGACCCGCGCGGCGAACGGCACATGGTCGATTGACGTGTTCGCCTTCGCCGCAGGCATCAACGGCGCTTTGCTACAGCCGTACTACCGTTTCGCGCCGCCGGGCGTGAGCCTGTCTGTTAGCGCCTACTCTGGCACGGGCGTGAGCCTGACCACCAACGCGTCGTTCTTCGAGGCCGGGCACGTCGGGGCGCGCATTCGCTACACTGGCGTCGAAATCCAGATCACGTCCGTGACCAACGCGACAACTGCGGTCGGAAACGTGATCGGTTCGCTGTACCCGACCGTCGTGCTGACCATGGACACGACCAACGGCTTCCTTGTGGGCCAGGTCGTCAGCGGTGAGGATACTCAGGCCGAGGGGGTTGTGGTCAGCGTTGACAGCGGCACCCAACTGACTGTGCAGAACATTAGCGGCTACAGCTCGTTTGACGACAGCGAGAAGCTGGTCGGGCCGACCGGGAAGTCCCAACTGAGCGCGCGTGTGTCGGCCATGACCCCGGCCGCGACGGTCGAGTGGGACGAGCAGCTAATCAGTGCCGTCCGCGGCTACCCGACCGTCTGCGCCTTCCATCGCAACCGGATCCTGTTCGGCGGCTTCGCGCAAGCGCAGAACGTGATGGCGGCGTCTTCGGTCGAGGACATCACCGACTTCGACGTCGGCACCGGCCTTGATGGCGACGCGATCGTTGAGAGCGTCACCCGCGACACGAGCCTGGGCCTGCGCCACTTCGGCTCGACCGAGCAGCTTCTGATCCTGTCAGAGGCCGGGCCGTACTACGTTCCCGAGCAGGTGGCGGCCCCGCTGTCGCCGACCAACTACGAGGTTCTGAAGATTGGCCCGGAGGCTGCGGCAGATCCGGCGCCCGTGCTTGTCGCCGAGGGGCTGGCGTTTGCTGAGCGCAAGTCTGGCCGCGTTATGGTGGCGGTACCGACCGGGAACGTGCGCCGCTCATGGGAGATCGCGGACCTGTCTGAGCTGGCGTTTCACCTGATGGGCACGCCGAAAGAGATGGAGCTGTGGCCGGCTGGCACGGACAGCGACCGGCAACTGCTTGTGCTGCGCAGCGATGGCAAGATCGCCGTCATGTCCTATCGGCGCGGTCAGAACGTAACCGGCTGGGGCCTGTGGGACACGGACGGCGAATGGCGCTCGCTGGTCGTCGCAAACGGCGACCTGTATTGCGTCGCCCGCCGCACGATTGCTGGCGTGACGCGACACTGGCTGGAAAAGTTTTCCCTCTCCGCGTGGGGCGACGCGATGGTCGATCTGGATGACCCGGAGGACACCGCGGCCATCTATGGCGAGCACGAGGTCGGCGTGTGGGATGGCGACTCGTGGCTGGGCGATTACGAGATGACCGAGCCGGGCGTGCTCATTGGCATTGACCCCGAGTACGGCGCCCTGCGCGTCGGACTGGACTTCACCTTGACGGCCCGCCCCGTGCCGCCGATCGACCCTGAGCGTGGTGTGCGCGATCGCCTGAAAATCACCCGCGTCGATGTCGAGGTGATCGACAGCACGGGGTTCCGGGTCGATGGCGAGGACGCGGCTGGGTGGAACGCGGACATCGGCGGGTCGGTCAAGTCCAGTGGCGTGCGTCGCTATCGGCCGATGGGGCGCGGAAGGGACAAGACGATCACTCTGGAACAACCGCATGGCGGGCCGTTGAAGGTCCGCGCGATCACGATGGAGGTCACGAGCTAATGGCCAGCGATCTTCTTTCCGCCGGCGCCACGATCATGAGCGGCCGGGCGCAGGCGCGTCAGGCCGTGACCGAGGCCGCGCTTGCCGAGCGGCAGGCGAAGGACGTCGACCTGCAGGCGCTGCAGATGAGCGAGCGTCGCCGCGAGGATTTCCGCGCGGCGGTGTCGGCCTATGAGACGCAGCGGATTGCCCGCGGCGCGTCTCTGGACAGTCCGACCGGGCAGGCCATCGAGCGCGAACTGAAGCGGCAGGCTGTCCGTGAGGAGGGCGTTGACCGCCTCGGCTACCGCAATCAGGCCGACGCGCTGCGTATGCAGGCCGCGGCCGGTCGCAAGGGCGCGCGCAACGCGATGACGGCCAGCTACCTGTCGGCGGCTGGCACGGTGTGGGATGCCGGTCAGAAGGCCTATTCGGCGAGGGGTGGGAGGTAATGGCCACCGGGTCCGGTCTGCAGCCGCAACGCGGCATCAACGTCTCGAACATCACGCCGACCGTCGACCTGCGCACGGGTGAGGCGCAGGCGTGGAACGAGGCGCGCCGCACGTTCGATCGCCTATCCGAGGCGGCCAAGCCTAACCTGATCCGCAGGGCTCAGGAGCGCGGAGCGCGCGAGGGCGCGGAGATCGCCAGCGGGGAGCGCCAGACGCCCGGCCTGATCGACCGCATCCTGACGGGCGGCGACGTGGGCGAGGCGAGGATCCGGGCGCGTGAGGTGTCCTACCTGTCCGAAGTCAGGAACGATGTGGACCGCCGCGAACAGGAGCTGCGCCGCGAGTTCGCGATGGACCCGGAGGGCTATGAGCGCGCGAGCCGCGAGGCCACGTCCGGGTTCATTCAGGGCGCGTGGAGCGACATGGCCCCGGAGGTCGAGGCTTATGCGCAGCAGGCGTTCACCCGTGGCCGCGATGTTGTGGTCAATGCCCGCACGGCCCGCGACCAGCAAGAGACGGTGCAGGCGCTTGGCGTTCGGATCCAGACGCTGGACGAGCGCCTGATTGCGCTGGCCTCTCAGGGCGGCATCGGCGGCGAGGAGTATCAGGCGCTCTACGGCGAGCGGCTGGCCCTGCAGGATGAGCGCGAGAACAACCCGGCGATCCTGTACTCGCCGGAACAGCGGGCGCTTGACGATGACCGTTTCGACGAGGCGGCGCTGGGGGCGAATGTCAGCCGTCTGGCCATCGAGTCCTACTCGGCCAACGGCGGCGGTCTGCCGGGGCGCGCCGCTGCGCTGCGCCTGCTTGAAGACCAGGTCCTGAACGGCGAGGCGTTCGCCGGCCTTACGCCCGAGCGCCGGCGCCGCGTCTATCAGGACGCCACGCGTCAGGTTAACGACTTCTACGCCGTCGACCGTGAGGAGGAGCGCGTTCGGCAGGAGGAAGATCGTGAGCGCCGGGCCGCCGAGCGCGATCTGATGGGTGAACTGCAGCTCGACATCCTGCTGGGCGGCGTCAGTGAGGCCGACATCCAGTCCCGCACCGATCTGTCAGATGCGTCCAAGGCGCGCCTGATCGGCGCGGCGCGTGCCCAGGTGCGGCGCGAGCGTGCGGAGGCGCGGGCGATCAGCGCACTGACTGCAGCGGGCGCGCGGGCGAACTACAGCGAGCTAAACGACGGCGCCCGCGCGGGAAATCTGTCCCGGCAAGAGATCGCCGACGCTCTGGCCGCCGGGCAGATCACGCCCGGTCAGGCGCAGACCCTGCGGGTCAACACCGACCGCGCTCTGCGCCCCGTCGTTGATGACGTGATGGCCCCGGTCAGGGACTCCGCCCGGCGCCCCGGCATGTCCATGCGTGGCACGGCGGCGAACATGGCCATTGCCGAGGAGGCTGCGGCTATGTTCGCGCGAGACAACCCTGATGTGGGGCTTGAAGGTCGGCTCGCCGCTGGCCGCGCCATTGCCGAGCGCGTGTTCGGCGGGGCTGGCGCGGGGCGTCCTGCGAATGCGCAGACGGCGAACAATGATCGCACCGTCCAACTTCGTGCGTTGGAGGCCAGGCGCGCTCGGCTCGCTAATGGCGGCCAACCGATGAGCCAGCGCGAATACGACGAGAGCCGCAACGAGATCCTGCATGGAACCTGAACTGATGGATCAAGAGGCGCCCGCCCCGGCCGCGCCGCAGGATCGGCCGACGATCACCATTCGCGGTGAGCAACGCCCGATCATCGGCGTCGCCTCCGAGTTCGTGGGCGCATCTGACAGCGACCTGCAGACTGCTG